GATCTTCATCTATATCACCAGGTATTGTCGCTACACTTTCTACAACAGCATTCCCAGATCCAAAAGCACCACCTATAATATGCCTATGCCAGGCAACCACTTGTTCTTCTCTTCTAAATGTCATGCAAGCTAAAACACCGTCAGCTCTTACAAGCCAGGCAACGCTGTCAGGCTCTTGCTGGTATGCCATTTCTTCTATACCGCCTTCAGTAATATGCTCAGCTAAAATCGTCATGTCAGGCGCTACATAACTATCTGATTCAGATGAAAACGCTAATTCTCTTAATTTTCTTTTTGCTCTTTGAATAAATAAAGTTGAGTTACCAATAAGTAATGGTTGTATTGGAGCAGAACCAAATGTGGTCTGTTGTTTAATCTGAGTATTTGTAGGTGTTAACGGCTCATCAAAGCCTGACGCCCTAACCACAAACTCACCGCCAGAGGTTCCAACCACAAGCTGTGACCCACTAACTAAATATCTAATAACATTTACTTCATTAGATCCTATTGTATATTGCAGCCCATCATCTGAATCTGTGCCTATTTCAAAGTTCTCAAAGTCACCAGACTGGCTAAAAAACATTGTTTGTGGCTGGGTTGATGTTCCAGCAAACACTAATCTTTGTTCATAAAATGCAACTGTTGATGGATATGAGCCAATAAAGAATGCACCTAATCTCCATTTTTTATCTGCTATTAATGATCCTACTAATGTAACATTGTCTCCAGCTGCTTCTGCGGCTAAATCATTTCCAGGAGCTATAACTAATGTTGTATCAGTTACAGCCACAACTAATAAATTAGTAAAGTTATTGCTGGTTGACCCAGTCAAAGTAACTCTCATACCAACCTCAAAGCCCTGGTCAACAAAATTGCCAGCTGTATCTTCTAATCTGTCATTATGCTCTAAACCAGTACTGTCTGGGTCACCTTCATGAAAACTAATAGTGTTAGTTGCATATGTAGGCATTAACTCAGTTCTGCCATCTTCTAATTCTTGTACAGCTGCAACCGCTACTGTTGCGCTTGTAATAGATGTAATTTTAGCAAAGCCTTTATGAAGCTGGACTAAACGCCCTACATCATTTGATGTAAACAAACTAGCTGATGCTGTTATATTAACATTACCAGTTCTGCCATTAGCTAATAAAGTTGTGGTGGTTATATTGGGATCTAACATTGCTCCACGCTTTAAAGCAACATCAGTAATGCTCCAGGAAGTATGACTTGACCTGGTTAATTTTCTTGGAGGATGGGCTGGATGGACTAAATACATAACATCTGCTGTTTGTGCAAACTTAACGTCAGGCACTTGAGCCGTTGTGTATGTGGTTGTTAATTCTATTGGATTGGAGCTGCCGTCAACAATTTGACCGCCATCTTTATAAAAGCGCATATAGTTATTGCCCATTTCAATAACGTAAACTTGCTCAACATTAAACTGAAAACGTATAAGTCTGGTTTTTGCGCTGCTTGTTTTTACAGCGGCTACATATCTAGTGCCTGGTCTTCTTGATAAACCGCCATGAGGCTGCACTAAAAAGTTTTCTACAGTCGTAGCGCCATTATCATAACGCCCTAAATCAGTACGTCCAAATAGCCTTTGTGTTAACTCACCAGCTGTAAAGTTTTGTTTTGCCGCAGAAACCTTCGCCATAAATTAAAACCTACTTGCTATAAATATATCACCTTCAGCATAAGTACGCTGATCCTGGTTAGTAATATTTTCTGGTGTTCCTTCTGTTGCATCAACAAATCTAGCTTCACGAATTTTTGTGTTAAATTGTGTTTCCATCATTTGAGTTAATGAGGTGCTGTTAACCAGGCTATAAGATATCTCCATTGCCATTCTAGATGACAACGCTTCTATTAGCAGCTGGTCATATTCATTAGGGTCTGTAACTCTTGCAATATATACAAGCTGTATAGTTGCATCATCACATAATAATTTTCTTCCTTCTATTTTATGTACCGTATCTGGATCTTGTAATCTAAGAACTCTAAGGCAATAAGGATCTGTAGGAAGAGTAAATTGGTTAGAATAATCAAAAGGTGGGGATGTACTGTCAGGAGATAATGTTACCCTGGTCATTAAACAATTCCAAGGATGCGATCTAAAGACTGAATCCCTGACTAATGCATAACGCTGATTACAAATACGCCCAGCCTTACTATCTTCATTCAATGAGATAATATTACTAGCGCCAATCATGTTTAAAGCAGAATTACAAATATCAACGTCTGATGCCATAACTATTCCTTTTAAATAAAAAAGGGCAGCTGGAGGTAGCTGCCCTTCTAAAGTTTATTTAATCAAGCACATAATACATTGTAAGCTCGATTAACCCAGTACCATCAGCACCAGCTAAACTTACAGTTATTGGAATGCCAGCTTCATTAGCATCAACAACACTATTTTTACCAAGAGCCGCTGTTAAGCAACAACCCACAGTTGTAATAGATGTTGAAGCCGCAGCCGCTTTATACTCATCAACGTCTAATGCAACAGCAGTTCCAGCAGCATTTGTGTATGCGGCGTGTCCTACTGACAAAGTGGTTGATGAACCTAACGCCACATGAACAACTTCACCGTCCAGGATTCTTGCTCCATTTGGTAAGTTAAACATATGAATGTCAGACTGCTCACCAGCAGCTGTATAAGAACCATAAGCAATACGGATTCTACCGCCTTGCTCAATCGTTTTGATCATACTAGATGGATCGGTCTGATCCCATTTAGTTTTTTGATCTGAGTAAACTGTACCCATTTTAGTCTCCTTCTAATTAAGATTATTCGTTACAAGCGATTTCCACTATTTTCTCTTCTTCCATTCTTGTCGCACCTAGGGTTTGACAGTAATAGATCTGAGTTGAGTAGGATTTATCTGCACGCTCATCAATTTTCGCCATTGGTTCTTTCCCAATAGCGCATTTTAACCCATCGGAAGCATAAGCAAAAACTTGTCTTGAAGTTCCATTATGCGGTAAACGGTTTGATGTTATGAATTTAAATCCCATGAACGAATCCACCTGACCTTGGACAAGAGCCTTCACCGTATTGAAATCACTCGATGTTACCTGAGTTGTTCCTAACAGATCTGACATTTGTTTTGGTGAAGCCACTAAATAGCGAGGTATAGAAGGATCAACACTATTAGCATCTAACAGCTCTTTTGCTGATAAAAGCTTAGCAATAGTCAAACCAGCTGAACCATGAGCAATTTGCTGTGATGATGGAAAGCTGACACTTGTTGCGCCTGATGCACCAGTTTTAGATGTTCCATGCATAGCAGCAATAATAACGTCATCCATTGCTCTACCCATTGCAGCAGCCGCAGCTCTTGCATAAGTTGATGTTGGATCCGCTAACATTCTAATTTTGTCCTGGGAGTCAATTAGATCTGCATATTCATAGTCAGTCATGGTTACCATACGTCTTGTATGAGGTGTATCCATTAACGGCGTGTCACTATTTCTAGTAGTTCTTGCAACAGCTGCTGCAACTCCTACCTGATCAAAGAACGCCTTTTCTGCATTAACAGATTCTACGTCAACAGATGATCTAAGTAGTGATCCCATCTGCTGTGATAGCATGGCTATGTTTGAGCTGAACTGCTGCACAAAAGCCGTAGTTATAGTAGTACTCATTTGAGCATCTCCTTATAGATTTAAGATTAAGATTAAGCATTCGGCTATCTGAGAAAAACACAGACCAAACTAATATTTACGTTTACTTAACGACCTTACTCAAAGGTTTGCGCTCAAGGGCTTGTGGCTTGTCTTGAGATTCATTAACCCACATAAAGTAGGTATTCGCTAATTCTATTGGATCATTAATGTTATTTAGTGACCCATGACTGACTGCTAACTTTAAGCACTCAAGCCTAACTATATTATCTTCCATTACAGCTCTCTAAGTCTTAATGCCTCATTAACATATTTGTCATGTTCTGGGTGGTGTTTATCCCAATAAGGCGTTCCAGGAGCTGTTAACCTGGTAACTTCCATTCCTATATCAGCTGCACTTAAACCAGGTTGTGAATCTCTTCCGCTAAATTGATCTTCACCTAATCGCTCAGCTATAAATCCACCTATCTGATGAAATAACTTTATAACTTCTGGATTATCACCTAGCATTTTACCGTCAGCCATTTGCATCTCAGTTAGATCTGACATACCAAACTCAGATAAAACATTATTAGCTTGCGCCATGTTCTTATCAAACTTATCGCCCCAGTCTTTTCTTAGATCTTGCTCTAAGGTAACACGGTGGCTTTCTAGATCCACTTCACCAGCACCAGTTTCAACACCAGATCTTTCATCATATGCCGCTAAAAGCTGTGACGCTTGGCTTTGAGACAACCCTATTTTATGCGCTGTTTCTTTAAACCATTGACCGTTTTCTTCTGTGTCCTGGTCAAAAGATAAATCATATTTATCCGCTGTTTCTGGTCTTCCTAATTTACTGTAAACTTGTGACCAATCATCTTCTGTTGCCCAACTACCTGGTATAGCCACTTTGTCAGCGCCAACCATCTTTTGAGCGTTAATGAGTGACTTAGCCATCCCATTAATATCTTTATATGTCGATAAAGAAGGATCATTTCTGTAACCTTCATCAATATGCTGTCTAAAATCAAATGCCTGATCTTCAGACGTTGCTTGTCCTGATTCCACTTCTGGAGCTTCAGGGGCATCCGCTACCTGGGCGTCATCCATTTTTTATTCCTTTTCTGGTTGTTTATTATTCATCATATTATTAATTAAAACTAAAACAGAACGCTGTCCTTCCTTGTAGACAGTTTCATCGCTGTTAGGCACATAGGTAGAATTATTCATTGAAAATCGTTTACCTAAGTCCTCCATAATCTTTTTGCCGCTATCTGATGTAAAAACCTCTTTATATAAAACCTTTAATTGTTCTGGCGTCATTACTCAGCGGCTCCTAGTCCATTTAGAATTTCTCCAATACCTTCTTGAGTTTCTGGAGAAGATCCTTCAATAGCTCTTAGAGCTGGTGCTGCATTACCAGCGGCTTCTGCTGTTTGCATTGTTTGCTGCATTTCAGCTTGTTCTTGTTGCTGCGCTGCTCTTTGTTGTCTTAATTCATCAACATCAGCTTTACCTCTAACAACCGTAGCTGGTACGTTAGTAACCTTAATAATATGCTCAGCCAGTCCATCAACATCCAAGAAATCAATAACAGATGGATCTATTTGCATTAGAGGCTGTAAGAAGCCAAATAACTGCATAGCAGATTGAACATCACTTGATCTTTGAGCTTTAGCCATTGGTGATACATATTCAATATCAATTTCACCTGACTGCATAAATTCTGGAGCGTTATCAAAAGCTTTTCTTTTCGATAATAAAGCAAATATTCTATTAATTAATGGATGGAGTAACTCAGCTTGCATTCTGCCTAACGCTGGTGACAACAGTCTCATTTTTTCTTCTGTTCTTTGTATAACTTCAGTCGCTGTCATATTTGGGCTATTACCCATAATTAACTGATCAACATAAAACGCTGCTCGTATTGCCTGGCGTCTTTGTTCTAACTGTTCTTGCCCTATTGGATTATTGCCTCCAATATTTAATGGCTCAATTCTATCTCTAGACCCTGATCTATAAAAATTTAATCCTCCAGGAACAGTCCTGACTGGCATATGAAAACCATCATCTGGAACCATTAATGGTGGATGTATATGCAATTGCGCTGCTCTTATAACAACTTCAGACATTTTATTAACCATTTTCACATCACTTAATGCTGACATGGCTACAGATCGTCCATAACCCTGGTTTTCAAATGAGCTTTTTAAATATCGTGGCACACAATATGGAAACTCATCATATCCGCTTTCAGATAAAATAATTTTTTCTTCTGCATCCATATATATAGAGGCAAACGGTTTATTCTTATTATCCAGCTTAACTGGATCTCTTTCTTCTCTGGGCATAACAATATGAAGCAACTTTACTTCTTCGTTAGGATCATCCTTGTAAACCTTGCCAATTCTTTTCCCAACATTTTCTGCACCAAATTGTTTAACCGCTGCCCTGGCTGAAATACGAAATTCACGGTAGACGGTGTCAACTCGACCCATCTCGTCCTCTGCAAGGTAACATTCAGATATATGCCTGGTACTAAAACGTAAAACGCCATCATTATCTGTATCAACAAACATGACGCCAGTACCAAAACAAACTAGATCTGTATACAGCTCATGGATTGCCTCATGAAAGTTTGACCTGGCAACTTCACGGTACATAACATCTTCAGCTGTATGAAGCCATTCTTTAGCGTCATCATCTTCTTCAAAATTATCATCTGTATATCTAAGAGCAAACCAAGGTGATGCCGCATTTGTTAGCATACCATGTAAACTAGCTGACATAAGTTCTGCTGCATGAATAGCTGTACCATCAAATATTAATTCTGTTCTTTTATCACCAGACGTACGCTTTTTGGTAATATCAGCTTTCCTGGGAATAATATAATCCGCAATTTCTTGCCAATGAGATTCCCAGTTAGCACGATGTTTTTGCAAGGTGCTAAGCCGTTTCATTAATATGGCGCCTCTTTTGTCAGTATCACTACCAACGGTCTGGACGCCGCTATACATTTCAGCCATTTATTAGTTACTCAACTTATTTTGACCAAGTAAACTTGGCTTAGATGTTGGCGCTTCTTGCAATAAACCAGTACCACCAGTTACATTAGCGGCTGCCTGACCCTTTTTTCTTGCTTGAGCATCAGACGCTCTGTCAGCTGTTTTTGTTTTAGCTGGCGTTATGGCTGGTGCTGGAGGTGGCGGCGGTGGTGGTGGCGGTGCTTTTGGCGATTTTAAAAAACCCATTATGCGGCTCCTATTCTTTCAAAGGGATTGTAATCATTTTGCGCCATTAATTGTGGCGGTCTTGTATCAGCTACAGTTTCTTTTATACCAATAGATGTATACCTCCAGGCATCAGCAAAATGTGATGACCAGTCATGTACTGGAGAGTTTCTAAAACTCCTGGTTCTTTCATTATACGCTCTATGGTACTGCCTTAATGCATCCAATAACCCTTTAGTCTTTTCTGCATCAAAATAGGTTCTAGGTATTAACATCTGCCCAGCGTGGATCCCATCCTCAACTGGAAGCTTGGGAACAACCCTAAAATTAATTCCTAATGAATAAGCTATCTCTCTTCTGGATTTACCAGTGCTTAACTCTCTGACTTCAATATCATGCGGTGCAAAATGATTGCCGTATAAATATTGTTTTCTTTGCAATACATCAACGTAATGAGGTAGCCCTTCATTTCTGTTTTCATAACAATCTATAACATGAACAGCCCTACCCACACTCTGGGTAAACACAATCGCTGTTGAATCACCAATACCTAAATCCCAAAAGGTATCAACCCTGGAACTTGGATCATATGGCACATTACATATTCGTCTATCTTCCAGCGCTGCCTGGATCTCTTTTCCATAAATACTACCAGGAACATTAGCCACCCATGAACACTCATACTCTTGAGCAAACTGATCAGCCGTCATTGTCTCTTTAGCGCTGTCTAATTCTTCGTCATCAATAATACCAGTCTCACTCGACCTATGAATAGCCGTGTACCAGTCATCCCTATGAACACCATTCTCATACATCTCATAAAAAGCATTCTGCCCTCTAGGCGTGCCTACAAAATAACAAAACCCTTTTCTATCTGACAAAGCTGGTCGAATAATCTCAGGGAACACGCTCTCAGGCATATCCGCAACTTCGTCCATAAAACAACCATCAAGGTAAATGCCCCTCAGGCTATCTGGATTTTCAGCACCTAACAAACTTATCCTAGCTCCATTAGGTAAATCACATCTAAGCTCAGTCTCATGAAACTTAGCGGTGGGTATCTTCTCAGCAAACTGCTTCAAATAATCCCAGGCAACTGCTTTAGCTTGTCTATAAGTGGGCGCTAGATATGCATACCTTGGATTAGGCTTCTCACATAAAATAGCACTTCTCAACAAGTGATTTATAGCCATGACCGTCTTGCCCATTCTACGATGACAGACAATGACGCCCCATCTATGCTTGTTTAGGTCATCATGGATCTTAGCTTGTAAAGATCGTGGCGTATAAGGAATGACGATGTGCATGAGTGTAAGAAACTCCTAAGATAGTATATATACGTTACAGAGCGGCGCCAGGTGTTTTGGGGGTATATGGGTCGGCTCCAGGAAAAACGTCATAAAAAACTTTAACAAACCTTTAACAATTATTTCTACAGCGGTGGCTAGACTATACATAGCGCCAGATTCAGATCTCTAGGTTACCGCCTAACAAAAGCGAAAAGATTTGCCTGGTTGACTCGTGCGCATAGCTCGGACACACAGAGTCTTATATATATACATCTAACCCTTCGCTCTATTCCTACTCCTACTCATAACACTCAAGTTACTTCTCTTGTTATCCTTTGGGTTACCATTAGAATGATCTACATCCTTACCATCAAATGGCTTAACCTTTCCTTCACTCTCAAGCTTACGTCTAGCTCTCTTCCTAGCTGCATTGTCATCTCTATGAGCTGCTGAATACTTCCTTTGATAGACTGATCTAGGCTTAGCATTGCT